CCGATAGAGTATCTGGGGATTGAGTTTGTTTTTGCCCAGTAAATTTACCGCTATATGGATCAATGCCCATATTTCGTAAAGCTTTAGCTTTTGCATTTTCTGATTCTGGGCTATATGGTGTACTGCCAGACTGTGAAGGAGTTGCTTCTGGTTCTGGTAAAAATAGAAGAGGAAATGGATCAAATTCATCTTGCTCAACAATGTACTTAGCCGATATATTCATTTTGCATAATCCATAAAGATAGTCTTATTGAACTGGCTGATGTTTGTTTCTTTAGCAGCATATCCTAAAATCATGTGATGAGCCAAAATTAACTTTTCAAGATCATCATCGTTCTTATTTAAAGTAATTGAAACCTTCTCGGGAGCTAACATAACCTGAAAATGCAAAAGTCCTCTTAAAGCAATAGCTAGATTCTTTTCATTTAAATGCTGTTGATTTGAATCTACCGTTGAAATTTGGAGTGTATCTGTTTCTTCAAAATATGAAAGTAAAAATACAGTATCCTTATATCCAGTTTCAACCTGTGTACTAGATAGTGTTTTGTAGTAGAATCCTTTGGGGTGTTTTTTGAAGTTTATCATGTTAGTTCGTTATATTTATGGTTTTTCTTGAGGCAACTGCGTCTGTCGAATGTCTGACTGTTATTTTGTCTGGGAATGTGGATGTTACATTTAAAATAACGAACGAACCATTTTTACCCGGTACTCCATAGTAAGATGTATTTGAATTTATTAAAGCTTGCTCAGTAGTATCTAAAGTTAAAGATTCAAATACTAAAGAATATCCATAATTGCTGGAGTGCGATGTATCAAATTTGTAAATTATATTGCGTCTTAGAGTGGGGAAATTGGTTAAATTATTGGCGTAGATTATTCCTATGCCACTAACACTTATCTTATAAATCTGATCGAAATTGGTTCCCAAAACTACACTAGTAGCTAAAGCAGATCCAGTTTCACATGAGCCACCCACCGAGAATACATCTTCCGTATATGCCGATGGATACTTAAATTGTCTTAAATAAGACTGAAGTTCGGTTTGATTTTCAAAACATTCAAGGAAAGTACCTTCGCTATCGTAAAGCTTGGAAGATCCGGTTTCGGTGGCATCAGATGATTTTGAAAGATCATTAATACCTCGCATGAAAACTTTGAACTGAAGCTGTTCGCCAACATAACTTTCATTAACAACAGAATCGGTTAAAAAGAGTAATTCTTCTCCGTTGTCCAAAGTTTTAATATAAGATACTCCAATATATCCGGGATTTAAGGTAGATCCTTCGATACTAATAAAATCGCCATAATACATTCCGAGATTCTTAAGAAGTTCTGTGCCAAGAACATTTCTAACAACATTGTAAGTTGTTCCAGACAACCCGGCCAATCTATTAAATTGGGGTGGCTCTAAAAAGTAATCTCTATTGTATTTTGTGATTTCGTTATCAATACCCTGAATGGTTACAACATTTGCAATCACTATGTTGTTTGCATAAGAGTCAAAGGTATATGTTCCTCCCAGATTAGCATCTATAACTTCGGCTTCGTTCAAATATTCTGCATTTGAAATAGTAAATGTATATCCGGCAGTCAACCCACCAAAAAATAAACTTAGCTCTTCGAAATCGCTGTTTTGAAGACACTCGTTATAATCAATCAAAACTTTATTGTAGTTATCAAAATAAACGAACTGAGGACTGCACCTAAGCCTTTTATTATACAGGCTATACTCATCTGATTGTAAAAGTTCGATGCCATATAAGGTAGCACCGCGCACTTCTACGAAGGCATAACTTGAGGGTGATGAAAAATACATTTTTTAGTATGCTAGGTAATATACTGTAGTGGATGCTGTGTCAGACTTTACGAAAAGATTGTAAGGATTGCTTATTTCGATAAACAACTTTTCTCCGGGGTCCATTTGGAATCCAGTAGAACCTGTGTTGCCAGTAACATAAACAGAATATTTATTCGATGCTGCCGACTTGATTTGAACTCCGTAAGTCACCCCAATGCTTGTGATTGAGGTCAATCTTTGGAAAGAAGTCGTAGTAGCCAATGATCCGGTTGACACGGTTGAGACCAACTCGGGCATGGTCTTAATTTTGCCTGTGCCACCAGAAAGATATGTGCTGATGTTGGCTACATTTGTATTAATCGTATTACCAAGATAAGCAGCGTTTGTGCTTATTGTTGATAGCGTGGATTCTATCGTAGTGCCAGTTACAATAACTGGATTACCACCTGTGTATCCTTGGATCTTTAAAGGTGATGATACATCATTTATTACTGCAACAGTAGAGGCTAAATTAGCCGTAATGCTGAATGATCCACCAGCCAAAGAAACGTAAAGGGCATTCACACCAGTGCTTGTGTCAATCGATGCGGAGGCGGTGGTATTACCGCCAATAATCTTTGTAAATATCGGATAGGCAACACTGGCTGATTGGACGTAACCACCTCCACCAGAAGTGAAGGTATCGGCAAGAGTATTTACTAGAACACCAAATGTAGTACCAGATCCTGTATTAAGAGAATTTGAAATGGTTGTCAGCTTGGTGTTTGCTCCAGAATCGGTGACCGATACTGCAGCTCCAGAAATACCAGCAACTTCAAGATATGTGCCAAAAACATTTCTGACATAGGCGTTTGATACTGCATTTAAAGTCAATCCATTTGTAATTCCGTATAGAGAAACGGGAAGTGGACTTGTAGCACTCACTCTATTGGTTGTAGTATCACTTCCCCATGCAATTTTATTTACTTGAACATGGTGGGTGAGGAATGTGCCAGCGTCCCCGGTTGTGCCATAATCCGTGGCAATGCTTGCAGTATTTCCTCCAGATGCTACAATAGTTACATTATCGTCAGTATCAGCTGCCATTTTATCTCCAGTTTCAGTAATATATAGGTTATATAATGCTCATAGATATATCACACAAAAACGAATTTTCCAAAAAAGTGGAAGATTACGCCCTTAAACACAATTCCACATATTTGGATGCTGTGTTGAACATTGCTCAGGAATATAATATCGAACCAGAAGCAGCTGCAAAGTTGATTTCTAAACCGATAATCGAAAAGCTTTCGGCTGAAGGCAAGGAACTAAATCTTGTTAAAAACAACAAGTCTAGACTTCCTTTTTAAATTTTTTACTGTATCATAATCTCATTAGGCCAAGGTAGTCCCTTGGGGAAAGGTTTTATATGTCAAATTTCAGTGATTTCAAAAAGCGTTCTAAGTCAAGCATCGAAGATCTTACCAAGAAGATTGAGGATCTAAACAAGGAAGCATCCTACAAGGATGATCGATTCTGGAAGCCAGAAGTCGATAAGGCTGGTAATGGCTATGCCGTTATTCGCTTCCTTCCTGCTGCTCCCGGAGAAGATATTCCATGGGCAAAGGTCTACTCTCACGCCTTCCAAGGCAAGGGTGGATGGCTCATTGAGAATTGCCCAACCACGATTGGTCAGAAGTGCCCAATCTGTGAAGGTAACAGCGAACTCTGGAACAGCGGTATCGAAAAGGACAAGGATATCGCTCGTAACCGTAAGCGCAAGCTTTCTTACATCTCAAACATTCTAGTTGTCAGCGATCCGGCTAATCCGGCGAATGACGGTAAGATGTTCCTCTATAAGTATGGCACTAAGATCTTTGGTAAGATTCAGGAGGCCATGCAGCCACAGTTCAAGGACGAAGAGGCCATTAACCCATTCGACTTCTGGAAGGGTGCTAACTTCAAGCTTAAGATTCGCAAGGTTGCGGGATTCATCAATTACGATAAGTCAGAGTTTGATTCTCAGTCAGAACTCTACCGTGGTGATGATGAGAAGCTTGAGTCGCTATGGAAGAACCTCAACAAGCTTAATGAGTTTGTGAATCCAGTCGAGTTCAAGAATTACGAAGATCTCAAGAAGAAGATGAATGATGTTCTTGGTGGTGATCTTCGTGATATCGGTTCTCAGTCAAAGACCATTGAAGATGAAGATGCCCCATCTCCATCAAAGCGGTCTGGTCCTTCTGATTCAGAAGACGCAATGGCTTACTTTGAGCGTCTGTCGCGGGAAAATTAATAACTTAAAGTTCTCCAACTAACGTCAAGAACTTTTTGCATCTGCAATATCAACCCGGAGTCGCCAATACTATTGAGGCTCCGGGTTGATTGTTCATTTCGGAGGGGTTGCACATTTCTTTGTCCAAGAATAGCTGGCATAGATTGTGGTATGGCCGCTTCCCCCTTGTCTGATATAAATTCTTGCGGGTCAAACTTTTCTTGATTTATCTTTATTGGATTTCCAGATTGAATGGTCTTCAATTCCTGAATTTTTTGCATTATAACTTCTTCAAGATCTTCCTTTTGCTCATAGTATGGCAGTTGTTCTGATCTTGATTCTACTTTAATTTTATCCTGCTCAGGCATATTTTTTTGAGCCTGACGGTCCTTCTTTTCCTGAACAGATAATTCTTTTTCGCTTGTATTTAATTTTAATTGCTTAACCTTCGGTGGCGGTGGTGTCTTATCTTCAGTTTCTTTTGGAGAAACCTCAGTCACCCTTTCCTTTATTGACTCTTCGTCCGTATTCTTTTCTCCAGAAACGTCATTGGTTGACTTAACTGATTCTGCCTCGGCTTTGTAAGACGAAGATTTCAGATTAGATATCTTAGTTTCAATCTCTTGAAGCTTTTTATCATAAACATCTTGGCTGATTTTTTTATTGTCTAGATCTTCTGCTAGTTGTTCTTTTTCTTTTTCCAACAAGCCAACTTCGTCTTCAGGCTTTGGCGAAGTTTCGGTTAGCATCATTTTAAAAAAATTATTTGGTTTGTTTTCTTCAATCATGACAGTTCGTTAAATCCTTTCGCTGATGCCGCCTTAAGTTTTTTTTCTGTTTGATATGCCTTGATTTGGGATATGAATACATCTAATTCCCAAGGTATCATTCTTTCAATCTCAGATAGTGGAATTTCGTGTTTGTAGATAAGATTGAAAAATTTTACATACTTATCTACTAAATTTTCACTATCGAGAATTAAGAAAAAAAACGCAGATGTTCTCCTATTATTGCAGTTCTTGAAACTCCATCTGATGTTGTATAGCCAACTTCAAAATACAATTCAGGATTGTTTTCAATAAATTGTTTTATTTTATTATACTCATCAATTTTTAAATTTTGTAAAACATCGACTCTTTCTTCTAAAGGAAGATTATCCATAATAAAATACTCATCTGCCTTTTCAAAAGATTTTATATGTAGTGCAATCTTTTCTTCAGATGTCAATTCCTTTGATATGCAATCTTTAGCTTTTATGCTTTCGAATGTCACGATTTCGCCATTACTAATCATTAAAGTTTTGCCTTCTATAAGGCTTACTTTGTGATCCAAAACATTTAAACTTATTTTTTGTTTTTCTTGTGTGGTAGGACATGTAATTTCCAAATCAAGCTGCTCACCCATTGATTTAGCTCTCAAGAAAAGAAAACATTGTTCGACAAGAGCTAATTCAGCTTTTGTATTAAGTGGCGTGTCAAAACAATCGTTAATTAAATCTAAAACAGTTTTAATTATAAGATCATTTCTAGATTCCTCTTTTATAATTGCCAAGTTTTTTTCGTCCTTGACTAAGAATGGTCTGAAATAATGCTCTTTTCCGTTGAGCAATTTAGCTTTATATTTTGGTAATCTATTTTCAAAGTATGACATATAATCCTCAATTATTTTTAAATGTATAAGTTCTAAAATTAAATTCTACAGTTGCAAACATAACAGCATTTTTTTCTGCTTCTCCAAATTCTAACGGAAAAATTCCAATAGGATATGCTTCAGAGAAAATAAATGTAGATGAAACTTTATCCTGCAAATTCAGAGATACAAGAATTACTTGTCCGAGTATGGACGTATAATCATTTACATAGGTGTAACGATTACCAGCGAAACCCGTCCCGCTTCCATTTAACTTTGATCCATCGTTAACAATACTTTCTACCCAATCATTAATGGCTTTATAATTTGTCCATTTGGCATCGATTGCCATAGTTAATAACAAAGAACTTGTTTTATCATAGTCAAAATTTATAGGTACATTTCTACCAATATTTGGTCCGGTAGTAAAGTCTCCAATGACTCCTACTGATTTGTTTGGAAACTTAACTGAAAATATTGGTATTGAATTAGCAACCTCTTCACCATTGCGAGTAATACTTACTTCAAAGCGGTTGCTTCTTTGTAGTCCGTAGGTCTCTACTTTATTTTTTATGTAATTTATTGAGCTGTTAATTTGCATTGAATAATGTCTTTTCTGTTAGGATTTTAAATTTCCAATTATTCTTCTCACATAAAACTTTAGTAGCATTCCATTTAGCTTCATTGACTAAATATTGGATCTTAGCTTCCATATAAGTCTTGCTAGCCTTTTTCTTTTTTTCTGGACTCTTAGTTTGTTTATTTGGCTTAACCTCTATGATAAAGACTTGCTGTTTTCCATTTTCTTCTGTAAGAATGATAAAGTCTGGGTAATAGGTATGTACTTTCTTGTCAAGAGGTGAAAGATAAGGTATTTTAATCTTTTCATATCCCCATTTTTTGACAGTTGGAGTCTCATCTAAATATTTGCAAAACTTTCTTTCCCATAAAGATTTCGTATAAACATGCGTAGTTCCACCCATGTATTTATGGGGATTGGAAAGCAAAATTTTTGTTTTATACGGCATACAATATCTATACATAAAGCATGGGAGTTTATAGATATCCATTAGCATATGCAGCTGAAAATCCTTTCTGGATCTACTTTTCGGCTGCTGATTATTCCGTCAGAGCACAGAATAGAACTAGGGCTGGAGTGGCTTCTAGGGCTGTAGAAACAGTCATATTGCCGCTTCCTATGGTCTATAATCTTGAGACTAAGCACATGTTCAACGAAGAACTTAGCTTTGTCGGTCCCCACCTTAGTGTTGCTGGTATGGCAAACTCAGGGGGTCCATTGGCTTTGACTGAAAGAATAGCTTCTTCTGTCTTTGGCTTTGTTGAGCCTCTTGTCGCAACTGAAAGCTATAGACGATTTTCAAATATTACCGAATTAGCTCTTTTAGCAGAAGCTAGAAGATCATTCCAGTTTCAATATTTATTTGTTCCAAAAAATACGCAAGAGGCTGATGTAGTGTGGTCTATTTGCGATTTATTTAATACTATGTCTTATCCAGTTACTGGTGGAGTTCCAGAAAAGGCATATCCACCCCCATTATGGAGGATAGCTGGAAACAATTATAGAGTCACTTCGCAATGGCTACAGGAACCATTGGTTTGTGTGTTGGCTGCTGTCGCAGTCAGCCCGATTCCCCAGCAAGATGCATATGTGCCTCGTTATAGAATCGATGGAAGCCCAGTGGCTACAAGACTATCGTTGACCTTTACAGAATTTGAACCCGGAACAAGAATTCCCGGTGCTCTTGGTGGTATCAGAAGCAAGTCTGAAATTGCGGCAGGATTAGGCTAATGAAACTCAATATCAAAAATACTTTTACTTTATCAAAAATTGAAGGTAATAAAGATATCAAGATAGCTGATATATTTGGAAAAATTAAATTTCCAGAAGCTACAGTAGAATCCTTTAAACCAGCTGAGTACTTTTCCCCAGAACAAGTATCGTATGCCAAGTATGGTGATTCCAATAAAAGTCTTCAGATATTACAAAAATCAAATATAGTAAATCCAAAATCAGATTTACCAAAAACAAAATATTTTATTACTAAAGAACTTAATTCAATATACTATATTTTACATGCTTTTGCTGGTATTCAAGTTGGAGATATTTTTGTTAAAAAAGTAGGTTCCTTTTTTGATCCAACAAATAATTTTTTTGTAATAACTTCAATACAGAAAATAACAAATTCATTAACTAATATTGCTATTTCTACAAAATATAAAGGAAAATTGGATGCAGCCAACGATAGTGTGATTGTCATTAGAAATGGTACTGCCATCTATGGGCTTAATAGTACAGAAACTATTTCTCAAAGCAGTACAAAAAATAAGTTTCCTCTAAATTTTGTATCAGATGATGGTGGAAAGGTTCAAAAATATTATCACAATCTTATAAATTCTCATTTTACAGGATCAAAAACAACTTATTCATTTGCCGATACATATTCATCAACCGAGAGCCAAGTATCTACCGATCTCAGTACATTTACATTGAATAGAATATAATATGCTTCCGAATTTTATTAAAATAAAAGAGATATCTTTTTATCATTATAACACAGATGCTTTTGAATCATTATTAATTGGAAATAATGATATAGATGATCCTACTTTTACTTTTGTTAGCGATTCCGTTTCAAGATCCATGTTTGAAAGATTGGAATTTAGCAGTGGAATTGATAACATTTATGCAAACGGAATATTAGTATTGAGGGACCGTGGAGATATTATAGGAAAATTAAATCCTTCTGGTAAAGATATTGTTAAAGTTGTAATTACTTCTGATGATGATACTTCGAGAGAAATTCAACAGTACTATGTGGCATCAGAATGCATGTATTCAAGTGGAGCTACAGATAGAAAATATACTAAACTTGTTACATTTAAGCTTCTTTCGCTCAATTTGTACAGAAATGAGAGAGCAATAAATAGCCAAAATATAACTGAACTAAAATATGGATTTATTGACAATAGTAATTTGATGTTTAATAGAATATGTGATAATGCTGGCTTTTACTATTCTGATACAGGAACAGGTGCATCGACAAGAACTTGTTATTATCTAAAAAATAAGAATCTGATTTATCCAAATAACAGAGTCACTGATGACAGCCCAATGTCACATTTACTTTATATGAGTAAATATGCATTACCAAAAGATCCAAAAAATAATTATCCCTCTTATTTCGTATATGATGATGCAAATACCAGTTTACAGTTTAAAAACATAATTCCAGAAGACGTAGAAGACGTAACTTATCCAACAAAATTTATTGTTGGTAATATCAATACTATTCAGGGCAAAGAAGTACCCTTTGAAATTAAACCGACTAAGCAATTTTCATTTTCAGAACTTATTAATTCTGGAGCATTAAGTTCATATTACGAATGTGTTTTCCCAGATTTTTATAAACCCTACATTGATTTTTTGGGAAATACAGAATATGTCAAAACTAATATAGAATATAATATTACCGATTTAAAACCAACTTTTGCAAATTTGTGTTCTGTCGATGACCGAGGATTATCTTATACTTTGGTGGATGAAGTAATTAATGGCATTACTTTATTTTATAGTGCATATATTCCGACAAAAAGATTTGTGGATAACAAACCCTATGGTTATTATGATACAACTTACTTAAATTTACCTTATGAACCAGTTTTTAATGTCTATGCAAATATAGATTCTCCTAAAACTACTCTCAAAATTTATCAAACAATGTTTGATATTTTCCCTTATACAGATGATTTCTTAAATTCAACCAATGCTCCCGGTATAACTTCCAGCAAGGCAATGATTTCTAATATAGTCCAAATATTGGACAGTGTTGAGAATGCCAAGAAAACGTATCACGAAACAATCACTCTCAAGGAGCAATATAATGTTTTTAAATACGTTCTTTGTTGTTTAGAGGGTGAAGGACCTGATGGTGCAGCATTTGATGCAGTTGTTAAATACGATAGAGTATTGACAAATAGTTCAGATACTAAGCATCCAGTATATCTTTATACATTTAAAGAAGTAGAATTTGTACCCATAGATTTTAATGTTTTCTTTAGTGGATATGATACCTCTTTATCTGGAATAACAATTATAGGTGGTTCTTTGGCCGGGGTGACCATTCAAGGTATCACTCTTGATATTTCAAAGTATGATACCTTCTATTGGCCAACAGGTGCTGTCACAACAGTATTTGATATTACTTTGGGTATGGCTGGTGTATTAAATGCGTATAAGAAACACAATATACATTACATTATTGCTGGTAAAAAGGATGGAAGATCCGGATATTGTTTCAATACAAATGAAATGATGAATTTCCACATCGATTCAGAATTACTCGGAAATACTTATACCTTCTTAAATAATGGTATTACATTAGGTGCAACAGGGTTCTATTATGGAGGATCCGGATACGATTTAACTCTTAAGCAATTAATTTTACGAACCAATACTAGCGGTACAATTGTAGATACATTTGCTTTCAATGATTATAGAATAATGCCCATTGGCTGTAATAAACAAAATTGGTCATTAGAAAATGGCAATGAATTCATTAATCCACCAACACAGGCTAATAATACTAAATGCAATATTAGATCAAGGCATCATGTAACTAAAATAGCACAAAAAAATATTACAGGTCTAAATGGACTTACTGGTCTAACTTATACATGCGTAGGTATTACTGCATTAGTAGCAGGAGTAACACAAAATTTGACTATTTGTCCAAATACAAAATATTATTTGTTTGATGTGCAGAATGCCATTGACGGATTCTGTGGTATTGAATGTGAGCAAAGCGATAACACAAATCCAATATTTGGAATACAGAGTATTCAAAGCGATCCATTTAGTTTTATCAAACCTTTACCAACAGGTTATACATTAATATGAAGCAATTCAAAAAAATATTAACACATTTTTTACACGAAGTAAATGAGCATGATGAAAGATTTTCTGAAGTTGAACAATACATTTGTGCCAATCCTGACGCTGTTGATAATCAGCCAAGAGATATAGAAGACTGCATTGCTAAATTTCCTAGACTCAGTACGTACAAACCAATACCACCAGAGCCTATTAATAGTGTAATTGAACAATTGTTTAGCAGTGCATCGGAATGTTCTGGTATATCTAATATACTCGGAACAACTTATTTTGGTTGTGAATGGAGCCATCCAACATCTTCTATTTCTTGCGATTGTCCCTATGTCAGCCTGCCATTCTTCACTTATATGGCACATAAAAGATTAACCGCATCGTTTTATAATACGCCATTAAAAACTCCAATGCTTCGTGCTGCATTTGAAACTTTGTTAAAGGCAAGAAAAATATCAATAACAGTTAGAGGTAATTTTTCATTTGATATAGGCCAAATTATAGAGATAGAGGATAATAAACCCGTTACAAAAGAAAACGAATCTATTTCCCAATCGGGATTCTCTGGAAAATGGCTAATATTAAATGTTAAACACGTTTTTAATAGAGACTACCACTATGAATGTGAGCTGGATTGCGCTTCATATAATCTTATAACAGCTGAACTTAATCTCTTAAATCCTGGCGATGTGTCAGGACTAGGAATAATAAATAGCTAATATGGCAAAAGATTTTGATTTAAATCTCACAGTATCGGCAAAAAGCAAAGATTTTGTGCTTTTGAATACCACTTCTGCTTTGAATCAAACAATAACAAATTTGGTCAATATTCGTACAGGAGATATTATTTCAGATTTTTCAGTCAATTCTCCTTTATCAAGTTTAAATTATTCGGTAGATCCGATTTATAGAGAGTATTATCTTTCTCTCATACCTGATTACTTAACTCATATTACAAACGGAGAGATAACTGAAGCCGAAATAACTACGAACAGTGTTACAAATAACAAGGTATCATTGGATATACGGTATAAGACCAAGTCCAATGCTTCTAGCAGGGCAAACACGGTCAAAATAGAACAGAATTTATACTAAAATGGCAATCACTACCAATAATTTAGACATATCAGCATTAGATTTTGATTCAATCAAGTCTAATCTTAAGACTTATCTTCAAACTCAAACTGAAATAGGTAAAGATATAGGATTTGAAACTGGCTCTGTCTCTGATTCTCTGCTGTCTGTACTATCTTATAATACACTCTATTACTCTTATTACATCTACGCACTATATCAAGAAACAAGTGTTGAGAATGCGACCAAGATTTCTTCTATTGAAAATATATTAAAGGGCATCGGATATACTGCTCCGGGATATAAATCTGCAACTGCAAACTTAAGATTAACCCATAAATCAGGTGCTTCCGCAACACCTCTATTTAAATTTGATGTATTTAGTGCAAGTAATGAATTTGGAAAGAAATCATTTATTTACACTGGAAACGACCAAACTCTTTCCAGCGGATATATCGACATTCCAGTGACTGAAGGTACAATTGTAAGTGAAGTTCATTTTTTAGATACAAATGAAGCATATATCGAATTAGATGATATTAATATTGATATTGCAAATATTTTTATTTCTGTTAATGGAACTTATTGGACAAATGCCGCTTATTTTACAGGAACGCTTTCAAGCTCTTCTCAAGTGTTCTTTGTAGAAAAGGTTGGAGAGAAGTATAGAGTTGTTTTTGGTGGCTCTAGACAGGATTCAAGGCTAAATGCCGCAGGATCAATCCCCTCAACTTCAGAACAAATAATAGTTTACTATATTCGTTCAGGGGGTACATCTGGCAATAATTGTAAGGTATTTACATCTACAAATTCAAATTATACAATTACTACTAATGTAAATTCTGCTGGTGGATTAAATAAAGTTGATATTGAATATTTACGAGAAGTGTCTCCTCTTGTATTTGGACTTAATCCAACAAACAAAAGAATAGTTACTATTAATGATTTGAAGGGCTATATTGGCACTCATTCTACATATGATACTACCAAGGATATTGATACGAATATATCAGTTTGGAACGGTGCAAATACAAATCTAAAAGAATTTGGAACATGCTATTTTTCAATTATTAATTCAACAACCACGACTGGTAATCAGATAATTTCTGATGTCGCTGATTATAAAGCCGGAAATATAACTGTTAAATATGTTGCTCCGAAGACTGTTAGCCTTGCAATCACAATAGCTGCTAAATATCTTCCAAAAACAAAGAAAACTGCGGCTCAATTGAAGTCGGGAATCGAATCTGCTTTAACTGTTTACGATGTTAATGAATTTTTCAATAGTGTTAATTTAGAAGATTTATTGGCCATAATGAGAACTGTAGATTCTTCTCTTTCAACCAATCAGACAACAATTTCGATGACAGCAATCTATGTTCATAGCTTGACCAGCGGAATAAATTTTGGATTTGAAAATGAAATTATTAGTTTCAATACTGAATTGTTCTCCTCAAAATATGGGTCAGTAAAACTTACAAGCTCAACAGTAGCTGACATTACTGGTTTTTACAAGATTCAAATGAAGAATTCTTCAGACGTTTTTATGGATTATGTTGGAAGATTCAATCCAAAAACAGGTGTAATTTCTCTAAAGAATTCCTTTAATGCTACGAGTATAACATTTAACTTTGTAGTAAAGGACATGGAAGCGGTTAAGAATTTTGTTGTTGATCCTACATTTACAGTAACAACAGAAATACTATGATTTTATTTTTTAATCCAGAAACACAAGGACTAACCGTATCTTTCGATGCGAGTTATTACATAGCCGAACTGGAAAATCACATTGCAACAACATTTAAAAGCACTACTCTACCAACAAATAAAATTTTTGTCGAGGAGTATTTTCCCCAATGGATAAGAGAACAGCATAACAAGAATCCTGTCAGATTCGTTAGTTTTTTACAAAACTATTATGACTGGCTTTTTACTGTTGTATCTGGTGATGGATTTGGTGCTGATTACGAACTTGAAAAGTTATTAGGTATTAGAG